GGTTAGTGGGTCTCCATGCTCTGTAATAAAAGGTTCTTTTTCCACTAATGGAAAGTGGCCGAAGTTCCTCCACCATCTCTTTCGTTTAGCTTGGTCACGTCGCAAGACTGTGTCCGGTGCTAATCTAATTAAGAAGATGAGGACCTTTTTCGTTCTTCTAAAAAAGTTTGAACGATCTTTTACTAAAGAGCAGATCAAGTCCTTTATTAACCAACAACATGATGTTGAATCCGAGAACCGTAATTTTAAATTACCAGGTTCCTCCTTCCGGTCATACCTACGATCCGTCGTCCGACGGATTGTTGGCACCGCAGACGACTATACCGGTTTTACCGGATTGTCGCGACTTAGCCCGGGATCAACTGCTGAGGGACTTAAAACTCCCCCTGATAAGCTTTCTTATCTCCGCAGCTGGTTCTCTGCTATTGGCTGTGTCTACGGTTTCGGCCGGACCTTCGTTCCTTCTCAGGAACGATCCTACGGAACCTTTCCTATTTCTAGGCACACCTCAGGGCTCCATGAGCGAAAGTTCATCGCCTCTGTCCGTGCCCTTGATGGTCTTCGGCGAAGACTCCCTTCTAAGGGAATCTTTGTACCTAAAGACATCAGAGGACCACGGTTCATTGCTTCTGAACCTGCAGCTCTCGCCCTCGCCCAACAACATGTTGCCTCCTATCTACACCATCGAGCCAGTTCCCTTCAAAAGGAATTCGGCTCCAAGTCTTTTGGTCTTTCTTTTGTTGATCAAGGTATCAACCGTCGGTTGTGCAAAAGGTCACAGACCTTAGCGTTATCGACAATCGATGCCTCAATGGCATCAGAAAGGCTCACAGACTGCCTTTTCGAGGATACATTACCCCAGTGGCTTTACCAGCTACTGACTTTGTGCCGCACGACTTCCATCCTTTTACCGAATGGCGAAAGGTTGGAGAAGTATCGACACTCATCAATGGGTTCGGCTTGTACTTTCCCTTTACTGGGAATTTACACTTACGCCGCTCCCGCTGCTTATGTGTGTTATCACTTGCGCATCTCATTTGATACGTTCGTGTCACTTTACGGCCATCGTTTTGGAGTTTTTGGTGACGATTTAATTTGTCCCGATGAACTCTCGTCTCTTTGTATCCGCTCTCTGGAGTTGATAGGCCAGAAAATCAATACATCCAAATCTTTTACTACAGGTTTCTTCCGAGAGTCCTGTGGCATGGATGTCCTCTTTGGGCGTATGGTTACTCCCTTGCGTCTGAAGAAACCAGTTGATGACTTACTCAGCTGGTCTAACCTTGCCCATTCGCTCCGTTCCTTTGGCTTTCCTCTTGCTTCTAAGTTCGCCGCATCTGCAGTGACTTCTGTAGCAAAAAGGAAGTTTCCTGGTTGTCGTGTTCC